GGCGAGGACACCGTAGAGCTGAAGAGCGACATCACGGATCACTACTCCGAAGGCAACTCGGCGTTGCAGGATCACATTGCTCTCGCGCCTGAGAAGATCACTCTGCGCGGGTACATCGGAGAACTGAGCGATCAGCTTCCGGGCATTCTCTCCGAAGTCCAGCTCGTGGCGAGCCAGCTCACGGTGCTCTCGCCCTTCGTACCGCAGCTCACGGCTCAGGCGCTTCAAACCTACAATCAGGCGGCTCAGATTTACAATACCGCCGCCAGCGCCGTCGCCACGCTCACCCAGGCGTTCGACCTCATCACCGGAAAAGACTTTCAAACGAAGCAGCAAAAGGCGTTCGGCTACTTCTATGCCAAATGGCAGAATCGGGCGCTCTTCACGGTGCAAACCCCGTGGGCTATTTTCCAGAACATGGCGATCGAGAGCCTTCGCGCGGTCCAGGATGAAGAGTCGAACATGATTACCGACTTCAACATCACGTTCAAGAAGATGCGCTTCGCTTCGACGATCTCCCAGACCTCAACGATTGTTCAAGGGCGGCTCTCCTCGCAGGCCGCATCGCAGGTCAGTCAGGGAGCTCAGAACCCCCCGAACGTGGGAACCTTCACCCCCGGTGGAGATAACTCGGGAGTCCTCACCGCATGACCAAGATCCAAGGCATCAGCGACTACGCGAGCCAGCTCTTCACGATCAATCTCCCCAACGGTGAAACCCTTCAGCTCAGCTTGACCTATATGCCCCTTCAGACGGGCTGGTTCATGGGAGTCACCTACAAGGATTTCGTTCTGAACACGATGCGAGTGACGACCTCGCAGAATCTTCTTCACGCGTTTCGGAAGCTTCTCCCCTTCGGCATCGCTTGCATCACCGTGGGGGATCGGGAACCATTCTTCGCTCAAGACTTCCAAGCCAATAACTCGGCTCTCTGCATCTTGGATGAAGACGAGCTAGACGCTCTGGACGTGTTCCTTGGCTCTTAAATTTCTACGCAATTATCGCCTTCTCGTCGATACGAACAACTCCTCGTTCGTGGGTCCCTCCCTGCCCGGCTCTCAGACTTCGATCAACAGCATCGAGATCACGCCTCCCTTCACCATCGACTTCAGCGTGGTCCGGCAAAATCTTGCGAGCGTGAACACGGCTGAGATCACCGTCTACAATTTGGGCCTCAATACCCGCACTCTCATCCGCAAAGACGTGTGGCATACAGACATCTACCGACCGATCGAGCTCTGGGCAGGCTACGGATCGGGAGAAGCCCCGGCGCTGGAGTCGATAGCGAACCCGAATGCGTCCAACGCCGCACGACAGCTCTTCCCCAGGATCTTTCGCGGGAACGTGAAGCGTGCGTACTCGTTTCGTCAGGGCACCAACTTCTTGACCAAGATGGAATGCTACGACGGCGGCTTCGCTTCAATGAACAGCGACTTCTCGGCCTCCTACGCGGCGGGCACGCCTCGGCTCAAGATCATCGAGGATCTCATCAACGCCATGCCGACGATCAACATCGGTGCGATCGGCAGCTTCCCTGGAACCATCTCTCGCGGGATTTCGCTCGTGGGGAATCCACAAGACCGGCTTCAGGAGTTCACAGGCGGAAAGTTTTTCATTGACAACGAGCGCGGCTACTGTCTGAACAATGATGAGTATCTGAGCAACCCGGCTGTCCCGGTCATCACGGACGACAACGGGATCATAGGGATTCCGACGAAGGACACCACTCTCGTTCGGATGGAAATGCTCTTTGAACCCGGCATCATGATTGAGCAAAAGATCGAACTTCGGACTCGAACGGTCCCGTACTATAATGGCTTCTACATCGTCAAGGGGATTACGCATCGGGGGATGATCTCTCCGGCAGTTTGCGGTAACGTCACCACGTCTCTCATCTTGGACAACCTGGACCCTGCGGCCCGGTTGGTTACTCAGAGGTAGAATGGCGGAAAAGACTTCAAGAACAGTTGCAGATCCAGACTTGGCGTTCTTCGGAACCCTGATTAAGCGTCAGGCGCTCTTGGAGATGAACTGCCATTCGATCGGCACCATACAATCGTTCGATTCTACCAATCAGTCTGCCAAGATTTCGATCAACTACAAGAGGACGGTGAAGGGCGAGCTCGCGGATTATCCTCCGCTCGTGGACTGCCCGGTGATCTTTCTCGGTGGGGGAGACGGTCATCTGACTTTCCCGGTGGAAGCCGGTGATACTTGCCTCGTGTTCTTCAACGATCGGAACATGGATATTTGGGTCGCTTCCGGAAACGTGGGCGCGGCCCCGGACGATGAACGCGCTCACGCGTTTGCCGACGCCATCGCCCTGGTCGGCCTTCGCGCCTTTCCTCACGCGCTCGCCAACTTCAAGACGGACGGAGTGGGGCTCTACTTCGGATCAACTCTCGTCGAGCTCGACACCAAGGTGAAGATCGCAAACGGGACGACGGATCTCAAAACTCTCATCAACGGACTGATCGATCTCATCGCCGCCGCCACGGTCACGGTGAGCGGAGTGCCGACCCCGCTGAACAACGCTTCAGCGATCTCGGCGTACAAGACGACTATAGCGGGGTTACTCAAATGATCTTCCGAGCTCTGGACGTTGCAGGAGACTGGACCTTCGGCAAGGGGATTCAGAACTATCAAAGCGGTCAGAACGCGATTGCGCTGAACATCCAGACGCGGCTTTACAGCTTCATCAACGATTGTTTCTTCGACGCCGGAGCCGGGATCGACTGGTTGAATCTCCTGGGCTCGAAAAACCAGGCCGCGCTCATCTTCTCCATCAAGTCGGTGATCCTCAACACTCCCGGTGTAAACACACTCAAGGATCTGGGATTTAATCTGGACGCCAACCGACACGTGACTCTCACTTTTGCGGTCACCACGGTCTACGGCGCTCCCATCACCGGGGGGCTTTCCTTCCCGGTCACGCCCTTCGATGGCGTCAGCAAGTACGTGGGAGACATCTACTTCGACGGTACTCAGACCACGCAGGACGTGGACGTTTCCTCTCTGCTCGACGATGCGCGGAGAGCGGTCTGGATTCTATACGACGAGTCAGACGGCTACTCCGTGGTCCTGGGAGCCGTTCAGCCTCTATCGATCACTACAGTTCGCTTGACTATTTCCCCCGCGCCTCCGGCTGGTTTCTTCCGACTGGTCGGTATAGCCTAATGAAAGGGAGCTTCAGAAATGTCCTCTAACACGATCGACGCAAACGGCCTCTCGACCAAAACTCTCGCGGACATCAAGACCGACCTTGAGAACGCGATGAAGTCGATCTACGGAAGCGACATCAACCTCGACTCCAATTCTCCCGATGGGCAGCTCATCAACATCTTCGCTCAGATCATTCGGGACAAGCTGGATCTCGTGACCCAAGTCTACACGTCATTCGACCCTGACCAGGCGATCGGAAGAACGCTGGATTCCCGTTGCGCGATCAACGGGATTGAAAGACAGCCCGGCACTCACAGCACGACCGACATCACGATAGTCACTTCTCAGGCCGTCAGTCTCATCGGCTTGGATGGAAATTCGGAGCTGCAAGGCGATGAGTTCATCGTCTCTGACAACGCGGGAACGCAGTGGGTTCTCGTCAACTCCTACGACATCGGCTCAGGCGGATCGACCACCCTCGTGTTTCAAGCTGTGGAGCTGGGAGCAATTCTCGCGTCTCCCAATACGATCACCACTCCGGTCACGATCGTCCAGGGAGTCACGTCAGTCAACAACCCGGCTACTCAGCTCACCATCGGTGAGGATGAAGAAACGGACGCGGCGTTTAAGATTCGCCGCCTGAAATCAGTCGCTCTCAGCTCGCAGGGATTCTATGACGGGCTCCAGGCCGCACTCCTCAACGTGGAGGGCGTGGATTCCGTGGCAATCTACGAGAACACGGGGGACTCTCCCGACGGCGACAGCATTCCGGGCCACTCCATTTGGGTCATCGTCTCGGGCACCGCCGCTGATGCGGACATCGGTGCGGCCATCTACTCCAAGCGAAACGCCGGATGTGGAATGAAAGGATCGACCTCGGTGGAAGTGACAAGGGCCGACGGGTCTACCTTCACCGTCAATTGGGACGTGGTGGTATCGGAAAACTTGTACGCCAAGTTCAACGTCGATTTGATCGCGGGAGATGTGACCGGAATCACCGGAGACGTTCATAACGGAACAAAGATCGTGGACAACATCACGGATACGTCCGGCCTGGTCGAAGGCGGATTGCTCCGCGGCTCCGGCATTCCGGACGGGAATACGATCGCCACGATCGATTCCGCGACTCAGGTGACGATGGCGAACAACAATACCGGCACTCACACGACGACCGCTCTTACGGGCGTGGCCGTCGTGGTCGCAGATCTGAAGCAGTCGATCGAGGATCAGTTCTCAGCCGGTGTCTACGAGACGGTGGACATCAACCACTTGGCAACTCTCGTTCAAACGATCAACCCCGCTCTTCTCGTCACGAGCGCTGGCCTTTCCACCGACGGGATCAGCTACGGAAACACGAAGACCCCGAGCGCGAAGAATAAACAGTTCTCCCTCGTGGTCGCGAGAATCACGGTGATCTGATGACTTACGACGAGCAGATACAATACTACGCGGATCTCCTGATCGTTCAGTACCGCAAGCAACCCAAGGCCCAGGCGACCATCCAGGCGCTCGCCCGTGAAGCCCTGCTCGACAACATCGACCTCGCGGTTCAGGACGCCTTCGACATCGAAACCGCCGTCGGCGCTCAGCTCGACATCCTGGGAAAATACGTCAACATCTCGCGTGACGCCCTGGTCGCCTCCGGTGGAGTGGCGCTGGGGGATGATGACTACAGAGCTCTCATCAAGCTTTGCATCCTGAGAAACGGATCGAACTTTAGCCTCAAGTCGATCGACGATTTCCTTTTCAGCTTCTTCCAAGGCAAGCTCGTCGTCTTCGACAATTCCAACATGACCCTCAGCTATTTCATCAACGGGTCCTTGGGATCTCTCGTGTTCCTGGAAGCGCTCAAGAACCTGGGCTTCTTCCCGCGCCCGATGGGAGTGGCACTCTCTTCCATCGTCTACGCCAACGGTGTCGAGGGGTACTTCCGATACGTCTCTCAGTACGGAACCCAACCGCACGTGGGAGCTTTCACTTCGTACTACTCACCCGACACGCGCAACTTCACGGGAAACACGACGAGCGGCTCTAAGATCATCACCAACATCGCGGACACGTCGGTGCTTACGGCGGGGAACCCAATCGGTGGAGCGGGCATTCCCGCGAACAGTTTCATTGACACGATCGATTCCTCCAGCCAGATTCACATCAAGCCCAGCAACGCGACTGCTACCGCGACGGGCGTAAATTTGTATACCCAGGAACTAGATCCCTGGATTAACTTCGACGATGTAGTCAGCCTCTAAAGAGGGAGCAAAGACATGGCAAAAATCGCCAGAATTTATCAGAAGCCTTTCGGAAGTTCAGCTCCCTCGGCGGGAAGCAAGGGCTGTATCGGAAAATTCGGAAGCTTGGCAGCGGGCACCCCGACAGGATCGACCGACCCTTCGGTGATTCAAGCTCTGGGAGCGTGGGCGAATGGATGGCTGTCCGCGATCTTGGGTGACAACGGTCCCGCGATCGAGGATATGAACGGCCTGTTCTTCGTGGCCTTCTACCAGATCGGCTATCTTCTTCAGCAAGGGATTCCCGAGTGGGACACGACCACCGTCTACTACATCGGCTCCCTGGTCAACAACGGTGGGGTGATCTACCAGTCGATCGTCGATAACAACTCCGGCAACGCGCTCACGGATGGAACGAAGTGGCAACCTTTTGGTCAGAAGTACAATACGACGGCGATCACCACGGACACCACGATCGACGACACCTACGATTACTGGCGGGTGGACGCGAGCGGAGGCCCAGTCACCATGACCCTGCCCGCGCTCGGCTCGTCCCTCAACAAGAAGAAAAAGATCAAGAAGATCGATTCTTCTGCCAACATCGTGACCGTGAAGGGCAACGGAACGGATTCCATTGACGGAGTGGCGAACACTTACGAGCTCGGTGCTCAAGGCGAGTCGATCGAGGTTCTGGCTGTTTCCACCGTTTGGGATATTCAATAAGGAGACTTTATGAAACTTCGTCATCTGTTTTCCGGGCTCCTGGTCGGAGCTCTTCTTTGCACGACGGCCACGGGAAGCTTCAGCGTCCCCAACGGCTCCATCACGACGGCCAAACTTCACGACGGAGCGGTCACTCAGGCGAAGCGCGCGGCGCTCACTTACGGGATCAGTTCCTCGTCGGGAAGCTACACCACGAACAGCACGACGTTCACCACCGTCACCAACCTCACCGTCACCATCACCACCACGGGTCGCCCTGTTTTTGTTGGACTTCAGGGAAGCGGATCTACATCTCCGACACCCGCCATCTTCTTGCAACGGAACGGAACTACGGCTGGATTTGAAGGCAATATGAGCATACTGCGAGACGGAGGCGGTCTCGCCAACTTCACTTGGGGCCTTCAGTTTCCGTCGAACGGAAGCTTGAATACTATGAGAATTCCCCCTTCTTCCGTGTGGATGGTAGATGATTCGGCTGTAGCTGGATCGCATACTTACACCGTTCAGGTTCGAGTGGTGAATCTGGGGAGCGTCACTGACGCTCTGGGTGTTACGGAAGCAAAACTCGTTGCTTACGAGCTGTGACCGGGTTACGCTGGATTTACCGGTAAACTCTGGCCGCAAGCCAGAACTTCTATAGGAGACAAAAATGAAACTCATTTCGACAGTGATTCTTGCTCTTGTGCTGATGGTGAACACTGCGTTCGCCCTCAGCTCCGCGACTCAGACGCAGATCGTTTACGCGACCACGAACGTGACCTCTTCGGCTTGGACCCAGGTTCTCGCCGGAGCTTCCGTGACGAAGGCCGTGAAAGGCATCTACGTCTACAACTCCGGTTCCAATGACGTGTGGCTCGCCACGGGCGGCTCGGGCAGTGAAACTGCTCAGCTTGCGATCCCTGGCGGCATGACGGCTGGAGCGGGTGTGTACATCCCGTTCGTCGCCTCGCAGAACACGCGCCTGGCAATCGAGTGTACGTCCGTGGGAGCAACCAACTCCTCGGGCGAATTCGCGATCAGCGTGCTCTACAACTAGGATCTCTTAGCCAGAGAAGCCAAAGGCCCTGAAGGAGAAATCCTTCAGGGCCTTTTCATTTTCTCGTGGCGTCCGACTTTACAACTCCCAGTTTCCTTCGCTTGTTCGTTCAGGCAACTCATCTAGGGAGTTTCCTCTCCCACTTCCCTCTCCTACTTAAGCGCTACCCGCTGGACCAGTAGCCGGAGTCTGCGCGACCGTTTCTTGGAAACGCGCCACAAGCTTTTTATCCGCTCCGCGAAGCGCGACGGCGAAGATCATTGCCGTGAGCAGCGCGGAAGGGAAGAACCTCAGTGGATGATAAAACAGTGCGAAAGCAACGGTGCCCAGAACTCCGGCTCGGTACTGAAGAGACGGAACCTTGAGCGCCCGATACACGACGGCAAGAGAAAGACCCAACCCGATCAACCCTTGCTCGAAAAGAATCTGAAGCCAATCGCAGTGCATGGACAGGTACAGGTCGTGACCTTGAAAGTGATCCCAGCTCACCGATTGCCACATATAACTTCCTGAGCCCGAGCCGAAGATGATCCGGTTCCAATTCGTCCAATCGTTCGACCAGAGCTCTAGTTGCCTCACCCACGGTTCCCATCGGCTGACGAGAGTGCTGTGGGGGAAGAAGAAATACTGGGCGACCGCTACCACCCCCACGATCGCGGCTCCGTACTTCCGAAGCTCTTTGGGGAAGGCTGGAACGTAGGAGACGAGAATCACCGCCGCTGTCATCCCTCGGTGGAAACAGATAGCCAGAAGCCCGGCAATCACCGTCCAGGGAGCCACGAAGGGAAGCGCCTGAGCGATGAAAGCCATGTCGAGGGAATCCGCCAGAAAGAGCCCGTGGTTTTTGAAGAACACCAAACCGATCTCGACCAGGACGAAAGCGGAGATCGCCATTCGGAGCTTTTTGACCTTGAAGCACGTGACCCCGAGAGAAATGAGAACCATCTCCGCGATCGTCTGCCCCGCCGTCGCCTGATACGCCCGGTGATTGATCCCGAACTGCATTCCAGGCCATTCAAGGAGCCAGAGAGCGGAAGTGATGACCCAAAACCAGAGAAGCCCCGCCGCGAGCCCGTAGCCTGGACGAATGATTTTCCAGGCGACCTGCCACGCGCAGAGAACCAGCCCGAGCGCGATCGTCGTGTGCCATACCCCGCCTACGTCGAACAGAATCGTGAGCGGAGCCATCGCTTCAGCTTCAGGAGACATCGTACTTCCTTCTGACCTTCCGGGCCTGGCGCTGAAGCTTCTTCAGCCGAGCGTTTCTCGCGTAAGACCCGTTCGTCGTCTCATTCGAGTTACGGCCCTTTCGCCTTTTCGCTTTTGCGCGAGCGATGAAGGCTTTCATGAACCGCCGCGAATACCTAGCAGCAATCGGTGCTCTCTTCTGTTCACCGCCTGACGTTTCATCGCTACTCATGACACCACCGATAAATCCTTTCTCAGCTTCTCTGCGATTTTCTTCTCTCGCTCACTCCAATTCGCTTCAGTGCGTTCGAGACGAGCTAGGGCGCTGGCCTGACGTGCTCTCTTCCGGTGCGGCTGATTCTTCCGTTTCATAGGCTCACCGCCACTCCCAGACAGACGTGATCGCTTCCCGGATTCGGAGGCTTCAGGCCACCGTTGCTGAAGTGATCGGCTTCGAGGAAAGCCTCCCAGCCATTCTGAGTGAGGCCCACGGTCCAACTGATGTTCGCGTTCACGTTGCTAGAAACTCTGTCGTCGGTTCGAGCGAAGTACGCAACGCCCACGCCCGCACGGGTGAAGATCCCGCTCAACGTTTCAATGTGAACGGAAGGAACGACCGCGCACCACGGGTTCCAGGGAGAACCGAACATGATTCCGCAGTGAGAGAAGATCGAGACTTCCCCCAGAATTTTCTCGTGCCCGACGGCGAGCATGTGGGGGTGAGTATCACCGTCGAGGCTCGGCCCGAAAGCGATGCTGAGATTGTCCGCGTGAGCCGTCGAAGCCGCAAGAAACGCTAGAGCAAAAATCCATTTTTTCATACGAGTCCCATGTCCTTTCTTTTTCCGTACTGAACGATTGTGGTGAGATCCATCACCATGTTCGAGGCATTCACTCCGTCAGCTACGATCGCCGTGTGCGTCTTCCCCTCGGGAGTGAGCCACGCGGCGATGAGCTGAACGGGTTCGTCAGAAGCAATCCGATCGATAATCCCTTTCAGTTGTTTTTTGGCCTCGATCTGCGAGAGCATTTGGTCAGTCTGATTCATACTGGGTGATCCGCCCTTCCTATTGGAGTTGGAAACGGAATCTCAGCTTGAGCGCTGAGTTCCTGGAAAGCTGGATTCACTGCCATCGCTTTTTTGGCGAAGAAGCAAGCTTCCTCCAGTTTCGTTTTTACGATCGAGAACTCTCGCCCGTTCGGGCAAAGCGCTTCAAGATCTTCCAGCAAGCGGTCGAAGCTTCGAGCTATCGAACGTGCGTTTGCCTTTCCTGCGCCGTTCAACATATGCACTTCAAATTCGGTTCTCATGCTTTCTCCCTTATTTTTCGCATCGCCAGTTTCACACAGACCCGACAAGCGCGAAGCTTTCTTGTCGGATGGACATAGGTATTTTCTGAATTGTACTCGTGTCCTCTGGGACAGTGAGTTTTAGCCCGCGCTTTCGCCCCGGTTATTTTACCTACCTGACTTCCAGGGGCGTTCGCGTTTTCTTTGGGAGTGACCACCCTCAAGTGCGACGGTCGAACACAGTTCCGAACACGACACTTATGATCTACCTCCATCCCTCTTGGAAGCCTTACTCCCCGAGTTCTCAAAACGAATCGATGCGCGTATTCCCATTCAGTTCCGCTAATGAAAAATCGACCGTAACCGTTACTAGTGCTTCCGGTCCAGATCCAGCATGTCTTCGTTTTCTGAACTCGCGCCCAGAACTTACGCTTTTTTATAGCGCTCACCGCACCATCCTTTGACACGAACGGGCAGGTCGGGACACCAGCTCGGCAGACGAGACATCAGCGTCTCGAATTCTTTCAAAGACCCACGGCCCTTTTCCCTCTCGGTGTTGCATTCGTCGTGGACGTTGAAGAGCGGGATGTACCCCACTTTCTCCACGCGAAGCTGTGACTCCATCATCACGTCGCGAGAGGAAGCCTGCGTATTATTCTCCGTCAACTCCCCGCCGTAGGTATGTCCACGGACCCACTGCTTCGTGATTCCGTCGACGTACCAGCGATAAAGCTTCGGGCGCTTCTCACCCCACGGAGTCGGCTCGTACTTGATGTCGGGGTAGACGTAAGCGATCTTTCGTCCGCTGGGAAGCTGACAGTAGAGAAATCTCTTGCACTCACTCATGAAGTAAATGCAGCGCCCAGCCCTGGCTGGCCTTCCGGTCTGAACCGCTGAGATCGCCGCTCGCTCATAGGCATACCAAAGGTTCTTCACCTTCGGATGTTTTCTACGGTAGGAGTTGATTCCCCGGATGGCGATGTCCATGGGAACGAT